GCATTGACCCGCGCCGATCACCAGAAATTTATTATGAACGCATCGATAAAGAGATGCGGAAAAGATTTCCAGACAAGTTCGGTGAGCAAAGTTTTGAGGACGCACCTGCTCGCCAAACTGGTTCCGTGGTTGCCCCCGCTAATCGGAGTGCAAAAAAACCACGCAGGGTGCAACTTACCTCAACGCAAGTCTCTCTCGCCAAGAGGCTTGGCCTGACTAACGAACAGTATGCGGCGCAACTCTTGAAGGAGTCATCTAATGTCTGATAGAACCCCACGCTCCAATACTTCCCGTGAAACAGAGGGAAGAAAAAAAACTTGGCAAAGACCGACTATGTTGCCCACCCCCGAACCCCGCGAAGGCGTAGAGTATCGCTGGATTCGCACCACAATGATGGGTGATAGCGACAATAAGAATGTGTCTTCAAAATTTCGTGAGGGTTGGACGCCAGTAAAGGCAGAAGATCACCCAGAGCTCCAAGTGTTGCCGGATATCGATTCTCGATTTGAAGGTAATGTTGAGGTTGGAGGATTGCTACTTTGCGAGAACTCAACCGATTATGTGGAAAGCCGTAGGGAAGCGCACGATGAAATGGCGCATTCGCAGATTCAATCTGTCGATAACAATTACCTACGTCAATCCGATCCTCGTATGCCTGTTCTGAACCCAGAGCGGTCTACGAAAACTTCGTTTGGTAAGTGACCTTAGTTAGGACGCTTACTGTAATTTAATGGCTAGATAGAGAAGAGGGACTTTGAAATGTCTTCAACTGCCGCTCCTTTCGGTCTGCGTCCGATTAATCGTTTAGGTTCTGGTTCTCAGGAAGTTTTCCGCCAGTATCCTATTGCATCTGCTTATGGCACTAACATTGCTATGGGCGACATCGTTCAACTTGTGGACGGTGGCACTGCAACGACAATCGAAAAGCAGTCCGCTACTGGCGATGATACGACAGAAATCGACATCGTTGGTATTTTCATGGGTTGTTCTTATACAGACCCAAATACCGGTCAACTGACCTTCAGCCAAATGTGGCCAGCAAGCACTGTTGCTTCTGACGCAATGGCATTTGTTGTTGATAACCCAAATGTAGAGTTTGTTATCCAAGCGGATGGCGCACCTACAAACACTGGTGACATCTACGGCAAAAACACCCTGCTCGTTCAAACTGCACCGAACACAACCTTTAAGGTTAGCCGTGTGGCTTTGGATATCTCCGAAATCAGCACTGATGCACAGAACCCAATCCGGATTCTGGACTACCTCGGTGGTGATAAAGGCGATGAAAAGGGTACGTCTTATCCGTTGTTGGTATGTAAATTTAACTACCACCAGCACACTTCAACAACTGGTTCTGCATAAGGAGTGAATAATGACGATTTCACGCGCACAACTCCTGAAGGAACTGTTGCCCGGTCTTAATGCACTGTTCGGCATGGAATACGATAAGTACGAAAACGAACATGCTGAAATCTACGAAACCGAAACATCCGAACGCTCCTTCGAAGAAGAAGTGAAATTATCGGGCTTCGGCGCCGCTCCGGTTAAGCCGGAAGGTTCAGCGATTTCCTATGACAATGCACAGGAATCCTTCACTGCTCGTTACAACCACGAAACGGTTGCAATGGGCTTCTCAGTGACCGAAGAAGCTATGGAGGATAACCTCTATGACGCGCTCTCCGCTCGCTACACAAAAGCCTTGGCTCGCGCCATGGCTTATACCAAGCAGGTCAAGGCGGCTTCACTGCTGAACACTGGCTTCACCACTTTCCAATCTGGCGATGGTGTGACCCTGTTCAACGCCTCTCACCCAACTGTTGCTGGCGGTAACAACGCTAACCGTCCTTCTGTTGCGGCTGACCTGAACGAAACTTCTTTGGAAGATGCTGTTATCAACATCGCCGCATTCACTGATGAACGCGGTCTGTTGATTGCCGCTCGCCCACGGAAGTTGATCGTTCCACCTGCACTGATGTTTGTAGCAACTCGCTTGCTTCAGACAGACCTGCGGACTGGTACTGCTGATAACGACATCAACGCTCTGCGTAGCAATGGCTCGATCCCTGAAGGGTTCCGTGTCAACCACTACCTGACAGACACCGATGCGTTCTTCATCACTACCGATGTTCCAAATGGCATGAAGCACTTTGTCCGTACCGCAATGTCAACCTCAATGGATGGTGACTTCGATACTGGCAACGTTCGCTACAAAGCCCGTGAGCGCTATAGTTTCGGCGTATCCGATCCTCTTGGGATCTACGGTTCACCCGGCGCCTAAGTTAATTAGGCTAGAAACTTTTTGGAAGGGCGTCTTTCGGGGCGCCCTTTCTTTGTGTATAATGTATAAGAACCTTGACAGCCGCATGGTGTGGCTGACATTAGCCAAGACAAGGAGTTCCTCATGGCTACCACAACTTTTTCCGGTCCTATTAAAGCAGGATCGATCCGCGAAGGCGCATCTGCGAATGTCGGCTTCGTAAAAATGGCTCAAACTGCATCTTGGACTCAGTCTACAACCGCAGCTGATACAGGTATTACAATCCCTGCTAATAGCCAAATCACTGAAATTTCAATCTACATCACAACGGCTCCCGCTACTTCCAACATTAGTATGGGTACAAGCTCAACTTCTACTGAGCTGTTTACTGCTCTTGCCTCTGGCACAGCTGCAAATGTAATCCTGCATGGCTCTGACGGCACCATTACAGATGCAGATACTTGGGCTGATATTGGTTCCTCGGATGTTAGTATCTTTATTGACTTTTCCGCTGGTTCAACGGGTGCTGGCTATGTGACTGTAGAATACATTCAAAACATTAATAACGCCTAATAGGAGGCTGTTATGGCCATATCTGACATTTTCGCAGTGACGAAAACAGCGGATGCTACGGTATATGCTGGTCGCGCTCGTGTGCGTCAGATTCAGGTAAAGACAGCAACCTCAGGATCCCCGAAGATTATCTTGAAGGATGGAGGCGCAAGCGGCACAGCGCTGCTTGATCTTTCATTTGGCACAACTGATACATTTTCGGTTAACATTCCAGATAATGGGATCCTCTTTGGCACAGATGTTTATCTAGATCTGACAGATTGTTTAAGTGTGACAGTATTCCTGTCATAAAGGAGTTATCGAATGGCTGAGAAAAGTTCCATATCCCGCGTAGGGACTAGTGAGCCATTCGAGCTTCAAGTTGCTCGTGGGCAAATCACCTTCCATAAAACTGTTTTTAAGTTTGGCTACAACGCTGCTGTTGGATCCACCAAGGAAACTATTTGGGAACAAGGCGGTTTATACGCTTATCCCGCATCAGCAACAGTAATGACTATATCAAGCAGCTCAACTGACGACACTGCCGCAGGAACTGGTGCAAGAACAGTAGAAGTTTTTGGCCTAGACGCCGATTACAACGAAATAAACGAAATTGTCACATTGAATGGGCAAACAGCAGTTAATACCACAAAGTCTTACCTCCGTATAAATCGTGGCATTGTCCGCAGTGCAGGTAGTGGAGGTGCAAACGCTGGAACACTTTACGCAGGAACAGGCACAGTGACCGCTGGAGTTCCAGCTAATATTTACCTGACCATAAATGGTGATGGCGACAACCAAACATTGATGGCTCTTTGGACGGTTCCCGCAGGATACACAGCATTCCTTACAAAGATGGCTTTATCCACAGGGACATCTACCAACACCAAAGCCGTTTTGAATGCTAGTCTTGTAGCTAGACCATACGAAGAAGTCTTCCAGATAAAAGAAAGATTTACTCTTACAGATGGCGCACACGAACAGTTTTATACTTTTCCATTAAGGTTCACAGAAAAAACAGACTTAGAGATGAGAGCGTTTTCTTCTTCAGGCTCAGTTGACTTCAATGTGTCCGCCTCAATGGAGTTTGTTTACATTCAAAATGGTTGAGAGAAATCATGACTAGTAAATACCCCGGCATAAAGAGACTACCTTCTGGAGGCATTGAGTACAGAGGAAAAAAGTTTTCTGGTTTCAATAAGCCGCGCAAGTCTGACCGCGCTGGTAAAAAAGGAATGGTTCTTGCTAAAGAAGGTGATAAGGTTAAACTAATTCATTTTGGCGATTCGTCAATGGGTCATAACTATTCACCCGCCGCAAGGAAGTCTTTTAAAGCGCGCCACGCCAAAAACATTGCTAAGGGCAAAATGAGCGCCGCTTATTGGGCTGACAAGAAATTATGGGCTGGCCCAAGCGGATCTAAAAAATCTCCACCTAAATCACAAAAACACAAGAAGTATGGGAAGTCGTGATGGAAAAGGTAGAGGTAACCCTAGCAAGATTAGAAGAGCGCATAGCGCAACTTCAGGACGAGGTTCGGCATGTGCACAAAGAAGTCTCTGACTTAAAGGCACAAGCAAATAGGTGGAAGGGCGCATTCTGGGTAATGATTGCCATTGGTGGCGCTATAGGAACTTTAAGCCATATATTCTTTAGTTGGATAAAATGACCATATCTAGATCAAATATGTCAAAGCAATTAACAGGAAATAAAAAAGCCCCGAAAGGCTATCATTATATGCCAGACGGAAAACTTATGAAAAATAGTGCTCACAAGAAAGGTGCAAACATGAAAAAGAAACCAGTTGTTAAAGCCAATGTTGGCAAGATGCTAGAAACATTTAGCCCTGCTTATAGCATTATGAAAGGCAAGGGGCCTGTTGCTGACTTTGCATCAACGCTGACAGACGCAGGTGTAGGCGGAATTGCTGGCGCTATCGTAAATGAAAAGCGTAAGAAAATGGGCGCTACACCAGAAACTGGAATGGAAGCCAACAAGATGCAAGGTGCTACGCCATTGGCTGGTGGTGGGTATGTAAAGCGCTCAAAGCCTATTGATGGCGCCGCTGTCAAAGGCAAAACAAAAGGCCGCATGTGCTAGGAGATGTATTATGAGAGCCGCAAAGATGAGGTGTGCCGCTAAGAAGCCAGTAGCATTAAAAGGTGGCGGCTCCACAAAACGCAACCCAATGGCAAAGACACTGCAACAAAAGCAGTTCGGGCCAAAATTAGTAACGCCCAAGAAGGGCAAAGGATCTTACACAAGAAAGGGCAAGCCCCTTTCTTTCTCGTCTGGGGGTAAAACAAAATCTCGTGTCAATGAGTCTGGTAATTATACGAAGCCTTCTCTTCGAAAGCAATTATTTGAGAAGATCAAGTCCGGCGGCAAAGGAGGAAAGCCCGGACAGTGGTCTGCTCGCAAGGCGCAGATGCTTGCTAAAGAATACAAATCAGCAGGCGGAGGTTATAAAAACTAAGCGCTAATGATACATGTATTTTTATTAATGGTTTACATCGGAGTGGGAGATGAAAGAAGACTAATAAGTAATGACATGTATTTTGCTGATATAGTTAGATGTAACTTTTTTGCGAAAGAAGTTTCTAGGAGGTACGGGAACTATCAAGACATTCAAAGTATGGACGCTAGGGATAAAGTGACGGCGTATTGCGTTCCAAAGTTAATTAAAAAGGGGAGCGTAATGGTGTATTAATGGACCCAATCAGCGCAATCAGTATAGCAAGCACAGCTTACTCTGCCATAGTCAAAGGCTTTCAAGTGGGCCGCGATGTGGAATCTATGGCGGGAGATTTGGGAAGGTGGATGGGCGCCATACAAGATGTAAAAAATAGCCATGAAAAAGCAAGGGGCAGGAAGTTTGGGAGTATAGAAGAGGAAGCGCTTGAGACATTTGCCGCTAAGAAAAAAGCGGAAAGAATGGAAGAAGAGTTAAGAAATTTTATAAAAATGAATTATGGTCATAATGCTTGGGACCAAGTAATAAGGATACAAGGTGAGATAAGAAAAGCAAGGCAGGAAGAGCAAGAGCGGCGCAAAAAGGAGTTTGAAGAACTTATAACAATTACAGCCATCATCTTGGGATTACTCATATTTGCTGTTATAATAACTGTGTTAATTTGGAAATTTAAATATGCCGCTTAAGAAACCTCAAAAGAGTCTGAAGGCTTGGACAAAACAAAAGTGGAGAACTAAGAGCGGTAAGCCATCGACTCAAGGTTCAAAGGCTACTGGTGAGCGCTACCTGCCTGAGAAGGCAATCAAGGCTTTATCTTCTAAAGAGTACGCGGCCACAACAAAAGCAAAGCGCAAGGGGACAAAGGCTGGCAAGCAGTTTGTTGCACAACCTAAGAAGGTAAAGGCAAAAGTTAAAAAGTATAGGAAGGTTTGATAATGGCTGTTGTTACACCAGATCTACCAGAAATTTTTGAAGAAGCATTTGAGCGGGCTGGCTTGGACATGAAAACTGGGTACGACCTAAGGACAGCGCGGCGTAGTTTGAACCTGCTAACATTGGAGTGGCAAAACCGTGGACTTAATCTCTGGACTATTGATGCTGGCACACAGGCTCTTACAGCGGGCACAGCAACTTATACAATGCCTACAGACACTATTGACCTCATTGAACACCAGATTCGTACAGGCAGTGGAACAAGCCAACTTGATACTAACGCACAGCGTATCAGCGTTTCTACATACGCTCAAAACGGCTCTAAGAATGTACAAGGAAAGCCTTCACAAATTTATGTTGACCGTCAAGCAACAAATGTTTCGGTTACTCTCTGGCCTGTACCGGACAGCAATGACTACACTCTCGCGTATTATAGACTTCGTGGGATCTCTGGGGTCTCGTCTGGGATAGGCACAACAGCAGATGTTCCGCCAAGATTTGTCCCCTGTCTGGTTTCGGGGTTGGCGTATTACATAGCCATGAAGAAGCCAGAAGTTGCGGGCCGTGTAGGGCCGCTTAAGCAAGAGTATGAGTTTCAGTTTGAGTTAGCCGCTAATGAAGACCAAGACTCGTCATCTATTAAGTTCGTGCCTTACGATACATTCTACTTAGGAGCATAACATGGCATCATCAGTAAAAGTTAAATCTGGGGATACACTATCTCAGATTGCAAAATCAAAAGGTGTCACCCTTCAAGCATTGCTTGCGGCGAACCCTGACATTAAGAACGCAAATATGATTCGAGTTGGCCAAACTATTAAAATGCCAAAGGCTAATAGCGTACCGG